GCTTTGCGTAACGAATGTCTTGCTTTTGCTAGAGGAGGGCAAATGCAATGATCTGCGTTGATTTCGAGACGCGGCCCGTCATCGCGGGCTCCGGCCTTGCACCGGAGCCCGTCGGGGTCGCCATCGGCAACGTCTACTGGTCCTGGGGCCACCCAGGCTACAACCCGCATACCTGGGACGATGCGCGGCGTGCGCTGCTGGCGGTCTGGGATCAGCCGCTGGTGTTCCACCACTGCAAGTTCGACATCGCAGTCGCCATCGAGCACATGGGCCTGCCCTGGCCCAGGCACTACGACGACACGCTGTTCCAGTCCTACCTGATCGATCCGCTCGCGCACTCCCTGGGCCTGAAGAAGCTGGCGCAGAAGTGGCTCAAGATGGACCCCGACGAGCGCGACGCGGTCTATCTCTGGCTCAAGGATCACTTCAAGGGGCCGTTCCTGCCCGACCACAAGATGATCACCCAGGCCAACGCCGGGGCGTACATCGGCTATGCCCCCTACGAGGTGGTCGCGCCCTACGCCTGCGGCGACACTGCGCGCACGCTCGGTCTGCACGAGCGCCTGCGCCAGAAGATCAGCAATGACGGCATGGACGAGGCCTACCGGCGCGAGCTCGAAGTGGCCCGGATCGGCTACTGGATGGAGCGCGAGGGCGTGCGGGTGGATCGCGAGGCGCTGGCGCACGACTACGACAAGTACGAGCGCATCAAGCTTGGGCAGGAGCAGATCATCTGCGCTTACTTGGGAGATATTGACCTGGACAAGCGCGCCGAAGTGGGCGAGGCGCTGCTGGAGCGCGGCTATGCGACGAGCCTGCCTCAGACGCCCACCGGCAAGGTGAGCACCGCCAAGGCCTCGCTCGAGGCCTGCGTGCTGGAGCCGGCGCTGGCGCGTGCGCTGCGCTACCGGGGGGCGTTGAAGACGCTGACCCAGACCTTCTTTCGCAACTGGCTCAAGTTCAGCGAGCGCGACGGGCGCGTGCATCCGTCGTGGAACCAAGTCCTGGGCGAGGACAAGGGCGCACGTACCGGGCGCTTCTCGTGCAGCACGCCCAACCTGACCAACGTGCCGACTGAGCTCGACGGGCTGGCCGGGGTGGACATCGCGTCCATGCGCCGCTACATCCTGCCCGACGAGGGACAGGTCATCGTGCCGGCCGACTACAACGGCCAGGAGATGCGGATCATGGCGCATTTCGCGGAGCAGAAGGCGCTCGAGATCTATCGCGACGACCCCCGGGCCGACTTCCACGCTGTGGCCGCCAAGCTGATCAAGCGCCACGCCAAGCTCGAGGTGTCGCGCAAGATGTGCAAGATCGTGGGCTTCTCGCTGATCTACGGCAGCGGCGTCGCCACGCTGGCGCGGCAGCTTGGCGTCGACCATGAGAAGGCCTGGAAGATCAAGAATGCCTACTTCAAGGCGATCACCGGCCTGGACACCTGGATCAGGCTGTTCCGGGATCGCGCGATGGTGCGGACCTGGGGCAGCCGCGTGCTGCCGGTCCAGCCGCCACAGGACGGGCGCGAGTTCAACTACAAGCTGGTGAACTACCTGATCCAGGGTTCGGCGGCCGACCAGACCAAGGAGGCGCTGATCCGCTATCACAACACCCGCCGGCACGGCCGCGTGCTGATGACGGTGCACGACGAGATCGTGATCTCCGTGCCCGAGGAGCACCTGCGCGAGGAGGTGGGGTTGCTCAAGCATGCAATGGAGCGGATGCCGGGCTGGCTCGCGCCGTTCATCGTCAATGTGGAGGTCGGCCGCGACTGGCACCACCTGGAGGCACTGGCATGCGACAGTCCTATTCCAGCCTGAGCACCTACAAGGAGTGCCCGGCGAAGTACTCCTACCGGTACAAGGAGAAGCTCCCCAGCGAGCCCAGCGCGGCCATGAAACGCGGCACGCGACTGCACAAGCTGGCCGAGGACTATCTGGCCGGCGGGATGTGTCCCTACGACCTGAAGCGGATCGGCCTCAAGATCTTCCAGATGCGCGACCGAGGCGCCGTATCGGAGCAGACATGGTTGCTCGACAGCGACTGGCACCCTACGCAGGACATCAACGAAGCCGCCCTGAAGGCGGTGATCGATGTCCATTACCTAGACCATGACGTACTGCACATCCATGACTACAAATCTGGACAGGAATATCCAGGACATCAGGATCAGCTTGAGCTTTACTCCCTCGTTGGACTTCAGCGATATCCGCTTGCAAAGAGGGTTGAAGCATCTGCAATCTACATTGATTCAGGCAACGAGAGCTCTCCAAGGTCGATCATCCGTGGCATGTACCCTCGACTGCGTGAACGGTGGGTCGATCTCATCGGACGAGTGGAGGGAGATCGAGAGTTTCTGCCGACTCCTGGAAGACATTGCAAACGCTGTAATTTCAGCGGTGGCAACGGCGGCCCCTGCAGAGCAGGATGAAGGGCGCGATGCTCGAACGTGACATCCAGGCCAGGGTCGTCGCCTATGCCCGCAAGTGCGGCGTGATCGCACGCAAGCTCGACTTCGGCCAGGGCTGGCCCGACTACCTGTTGTTGTTTGCCGGCGAGGTCATGTTCGTGGAGTTCAAGAGCGATACCGGCCAGTTGAGTCTGCTGCAGCGGCACGTGGCGAAGATCCTGGTCGATCACGGCTTCAAGTTCAGGATCTGCCGGGACGTTGAGTCAGGGATCAGACTGGTTGACCAACTGGTAAACCTAACCTAGTGTGTATACAACGGAGCCCGCCATGAACCTTGAACAGATTTCCAAGTCCGCAGCAGATTGCGCTGCTTCTCTTTTGGACAGCCATCTCGACGGTACGAAATACGTCCTCGTCATCTACTTTCCTGGCGAGCACGGGATCTCCACCATCTCCAACACCCAGGGCAAGCAAGCCATGGAGATGCTGCTTGCAGCCCAGAGCAGCCTTGAGAAGATGTGATGAACTGGAACCCTCACCAATATCAGACTGACGCGATGGCGTTCGCCCTGCAGCGCGACGGCTGCGGGCTGATGCTCGACCCCGGTCTGGGTAAAACGAGCATCACGCTGGCCGTGATCGACATCGCCAAGGGGGCAGGCGACATCAGGAAGACGCTGGTGATCGCGCCGCTGCGTGTCTGCAACACGGTCTGGCCGGTCGAGGCGCGCAAGTGGGATGACTTTCACGAGTTGAAAGTCGTCAACCTGTGCGGCATGAACAAGGCCAAGCGGATCGCTTCTATCGACGCGGGCTATCACATCTACCTGATCAACCCGGAGTCGTGCATGAACATCTTCGAGATGCTCACGCCCGAGTTCGACATGCTGGTGCTCGATGAGTCCACCAAGTTCAAGGACACCAACACGCAACGCTTCAAGGCGCTGCGCAAGCTCATCGGCCAATTCAAGCGCCGGATGATCCTGACCGGCACGCCCGTGCCCAACGGCCTGCAGGATCTGTTCGGGCAGATGTTCGTGGTAGACATGGGTGCGAGCCTGGGGCGCTACGTCTCGCATTTCCGCATGGAGTTCTGCTATCAGGTGCCTGCCACGCACGAGTGGCTGTTGCGCCGTGGCGCGCCGGAGCAGATCTACAAGCGCGTCGCGAACAGGCTGATGCGGCTCGAGGCACGCGACCACATCGAGATGCCGGAGCTCATCAACAACTTCATCGAGGTGGAGTTGCCGGAGAGGTTGCGCGGCCGGTACGACGAGCTCGAGCGGGACTTCGTCGCGGAGATCGAGGAGATGAAGATTGCGGTCTTCAACCCGGCCGCCGTAGGCACCAAGCTGCGCCAGATGGCCAATGGCTTCATCTACGAGGTGGCGGGCGACGCCGGCAGCGCCGTGCGCCTGCACGAGGAGAAGCTCGACGCGCTGGAGGAGCTCGTGGAGGAGATGCAGGGCCGACCGCTGCTGGTCGCCTATGAGTTCATCGAGGATGCCGAGATGATCAAGGAGCGGCTGCCCGACGTCGTCAGCCTGACGGCCGTCACTAATCCGCTGCCGATCATCGATGCCTTCAACGCCGGCCATATCCCGGTGCTGATTGCGCACCCCGCCTCAGCCGGCCACGGGCTGAACCTGCAGGAGGCGTGCAGCACGGTCTGCCTGTACGGGATCACCTGGAACCTGGAGCACTACCAACAGTTTATCGCACGGGTCTGCCGGCAGGGCCAGCGTTCGCCGCATGTCGTCGTCCATCACATTGTCTGCAAGGGCACCAAGGACGAGGCCGTGATGGCGGCGCTGCGCGGCAAGGACATGACGCAGAAGGCGTTCAACCGCGCCATCATGAACCGGCGTATGATTGTCTCGCCAGTAAATTAAGGAGGTAGAAATGGCCAAGGAAATCAAGAGCACCGACTCTCTCAATGCGGCGCTTTCCTTCGTCATCGAACGTAATCGGTTTTCCGACTACGCTGAGGCCGCGCAGAAGTTTGGCATCGGCAAGGCCTATCTGTCTCGCCTGCTGTCGGGCGAAAAGAACAACCCCAGTGACGAGGTTCTGAAGCGCATGGGAATAAAGCGCGAGGTCGTGGTGACCTACACGGCTAAGGCTTGAAGTTTCCTGCGTTGTTCAGCAGCAATAGGCCCGTAAGAGTCCCTCAGGAACGCCTGTTGCTGCGCCTGTGCTGCCCCTAGCTGTGGATTCCCCAGCAGGTCTGTGCGGATGCCCCCACTCAGACCACCTGTTGCACCAGCACCTCCACGGCTAGGGGCGCTCTCGTCGGTGCTCCCCATCAAACCTCTGGCAAGGTTGAGTACCTTCTTGCCTTTGTTGTAGTAGTCGTAGCCCTGCTTGGCCGTGTCGAGCCAGCCGGGTGATGCCAGTCCCGCATCGTAGGCTGCCGTCTCCGCGCCGGTCATCCCCGCGCCATAACCCTCTGGGCCATAAAGGGCAGCCGCCTGGGTGCTGGTCAGACCGCTACCGCCAATGCCAGCCTCGGCGGCGGGCGCTGCGGCCCCGCTCAGGCCCCCTGCCAGGGCGCCCAGTGCCTGCCCGCCCGACCACGCCAGCGCCGCCATCGTGCCGTACTTGGCTATCCCGCCGATGATGTCCGAGAAGGTGCCACCGCCCTGGCTCTCCGATCCGTAGCTGCTGACCGGGACCAGCCGGCCGTCGGCACCCGCCTTGTAGATGACGTTGGTGCTTTTGTACTTGCTGGGGTCGAGCCCATATTGCCCCGGCGTACCAAGGAGATTGCCTTGGTAATAGGAAGCGTTGGGGTCCATCCAGCTTTGATCCCCGGAGTACCCCGACGCGCTCAAGTAATTGCCCAACTCCTCTGAACTAAAAGGAGTCAGGTAGTTCGTACCCCCCTTCCCACCTTGCTGTCCCCGGGTGTAGGACTGATTAGCCTCGTCCAGCGACAGGCTGTTGAAACTGGAAGGGTCGAAGTATTGGAGCGTCATTACCTGTAGTGCTTCGGATCGAGGACGTAGCGCCACATCCTGTCGTTCATGACATCGGTCGGCCGGATCTGGCTAGGGTCGCGACCCTGATACTGCTTGAGCAAGGCGATGAAATTCTCAGCCTGCCGGGAGTCGATCATCTCCTTGGGGTTGTCGTACATATGGCGCGGATCGACATCGGCATAGAGAGGTTTGGACATACTGTCGCGCGCCTCGGTGAGCCGTGCAAGCTGCTCGCCACCCTCGTTCCAGTAATGTGATTGGGATGGAATGTGCTGCGTGCCTGAAATGTCAGGCCTAGGCACGTCCTGCAGCGGGCGCAGCGCCTTGACGATGGCGCGCCGTTCCGGCGTGTCTTGCAACGCGTTGTTCAACAAGATGCCTGCCAAGCCCCTGTTCTGCGGGTCATTGAACAGCTTGAATACGTCGCTGTTGGTGCCAGGAGGACCACCAAAGAAATTCTGGCTGGCATGGGCTATTTCATGCGACAGGTTTTCTATCGGTGTGCCGGGATCTCGAGGGTTGATCTTTCCCAGTTCAATCTCGCCCTCACCGGGCCTGTATTGGGCCAATGACCTACCAGGGAGATCCCTCTGGAAAATCTGGGCCTCGATGTCACCGGCCGCGTCCGACGCCTTGATAAAGGGGTGCTCCGGGATGAGGTCGCCCAGCTTGTAGACCCCCGGCCGGGGCATTTCTTCATTCAGATATCGAGGAATAAGGTGCTGGAGATGAGATGGAAAAACTTGTTGTAGGTATCTTGATTGTTCAGTCTTGTCCATCCGGTGCTTGGGATTGAAAAACTCGCCCTGGCGCATCGCCTCGGTAGGCGAGAACTCCGTTGACCACTTCCCCTTCCACGGGTCCAGCCCCTCGATGCCGGGGCGATAACCTTCGGTCAGCTTTACGGTGTCCCAGACATCCTGGTGCGAGCCGCCCTTGGCAAGAATCTCCTCCGCAAGGTTGATGCGCCGGTCGTAGTCCGCCACGTCCATGCCCTTGAAGGCAGCCTTCTTGATCGCCGCCAGGATGGCCGGCGAAGCCTTCCCCGCTGCCAGCCCGAGTGCCTTGGCGGGCGTGGTGACGGCTGCCAGCGGGAGGTCTGCTGCCGCACCGACGGCGCGCCCGGCGCGGCTGCCCTCCCGGTCGCTCTTGAACCGGGGCAGGCCCGTGCGCGGGTTCTGCTCGATGGGGTAGTTCCCGTAGGCGTAGTTCTCGTACTCGCCAATGGAGTCTTCGGAGGGCAGCACGCCCTCGTTCAGGATGTCCTTAGCCGACCAGCTATCAGGCACGGCGAGATTCTTGATCTCGGGCTCGGGCACGTTGGCCACGGAGCTTCGGATCTTGCGCAGCGCGTCGACCAGCCCGCCCCAGTAGGCGTTTCTGTCAGGTGCGGTCAGGTCAGCCATCAGTTTCTCTCCCGGGGCTTGGTCTGCTCGTTGAGCTTGCGCAAGATCTGGACACGCGCCGCGTTGAGCCGCTCATCGATAGGCACCTCGGGCGGGAACCCTAAAGCAGTCCTTACCCGCTCCCACGACCCCATCTCCGGATAGCCTTTGGAATGGATCGGCTCGGGGCGGTTGGGCTGGCTGACCTTGCCGGCGAATACACCCGCCATGCCGGGATAGAGCGCTGCGACCCTGCGCACTTCCTCGGCCATCGGGGTGCCCTGGTTCAAATTTGATGCCATGAACGCCGCAGCCTCGCCCGGGCCATAGTTCAACTCGTTCGCACTGAGCGCGTCGTAAAACTCCTTGGGCGTTCCTTCGCCTGGGACTTTTTCATTGCTCCAGGCGATGCGCTGCGGCGTGTCCAGCACGCCGAGTGGGCTGTTGGTTGCAGCGTATCGGCCGGGTGGAAAGCCATTTCTGTTCTGGTGCTGAAGGTTGTGCAAAAACTCGTGGTAGAGCGTGTTCTGCATTGCCTGCGGCGTACGCCCGATGTCGACCGAAACCTTCTTTCCGGATTCATCCTCGGTGTACTGCCCTCTGACGCCCTCACCGATGTAGTCGGTAAATTCCACGGGGGCATCGACATCCTGCAGCAGTCGAGCGTTGCCTGGGTAAGCCCGCAAGGCTTTTATCGCTGCCTGGGAATTGGCAATCTTGTTCTGGTACGCCCGGGTGATGTCGTCGCTCGCATGCTTGCGCGGCGTGGCATTCCACCGCACGTTTTCGTTGTAGAGGACATCCTCTTCCCGCAGCGGCACGTCAGCCCCCGAGTGCTCTCAACACCGCAATCGTCAGGGCGGTCTTGCGCTTCTTCTTCTTGAGCTCGTCGGCATCGTTGAACTCCTTGGCCACGGCCACGGGCGGGCCCATGATCTGGTCGGGCTTCCAGCCGTGCGCGACAGCGGCCATCAGGCGCTTCTGAGCGGGTGATTTGGAAGGCACTTTCTATCTCCTTTGCCTGGGTGGCACGATCAGCATCGGATCGGTAAACTGCGGCTGCGCTTCAGCCGCTGCCGAGCCGGCCGACTCGATGGTGCCTGCTGGGCCGAACACCGTGGCCTGCCCGCCCTGGTCGCAAATGATCCTGTCCTTCAGCACATGGCACGGTCCCTCGACGCGGGCGCAGCCGGCGAGCAGGATCACGAGTAGATACCACACTCACTGCCCGCCCCGCTGACGCAGGATCTGCTGCAGCATCATGGCGCGCCGCGCCTGGACATCCGGGGAGACGGGGCCGTAGCCCGAGAACTGGCTCTGACTCATCTGGGGCGGTGCCATTCCCGGCGGCATGGCTCCGCCGGGTGGCATGCCCTGCTGGGGAGGCACGGCCCCGCCAGGAGAGCCTCCAGGCGGCAACGCCTGACCGCCCGGTGGCATCCCGGGGGGCATGCCCTGCGGCGGCCCTCCCTGAGCCTGCTGGAGCAACGCGATGGCGCGCGGGTCACCCGCTGCCGCTAACGCTTGCAAGTTTTGAGGATTCGCTGCGCCCATCGGCATGGTGTGTCTCCTGCTGCTTGTTGACCTGCTGCTGGATGTTGATCAGCAGCGTGTTGACTTCGAGCCACGGCTGGCGACTCAGCACCTGGGCGATGTAGTCGAGTTCCCGGGGTTCCAGGTTGAGGATCATTCAAAGGTTCCTGACGAGGAGATACGCGGTATAGCAGGCGAGCCCTGCGCCGATGAGGCTGTAGCGACCCGCCGGCACGCCCGTCGCGGCAAGGATGAACAGGATGAAGGCCGCGATGAGAAATGTCAGCGAGATCATGATTACCTCCTACACGGGTGGGCGCTGCGGCGCGCCCTTCCCCTTGCTCTGTTGCTGTTCAGGGGCGCTCTGCCCCGGCTTGGTTGTCGCGGGCGGCGGCAGGTAGACGATGCTCACCACCGTGCCGGGGCCGAACCAGACTGCGTACGGCTTGTGATCCTCAGGCGTGCCCTCGGGGGCAGGCGGCGCGTTGACACCCTCGGGCAACGGCACGATCACGCCGCCACCCTCGGGCAGGTTTGGCGGCGGCTGCGTGCCGGGCACCTGGGCCCATGGCGGCGAGTAGCCGGGGTCAACCGGTCCACCACCCTGTCCGCCCGGGGGCACCTGTGCCCATGGTGGTGAGTAGCCGGGATCGACAGGCGGTTGCGGGCGCGCCCACGGCGGCGAGTAGCCCGGATCGACCGGGCCACCGCCTTGTCCGCCTGGAGGTACTTGCGCCCACGGGGGCGAGTAGCCGGGATCGACCGGGGCAGGAGGACGCGGCTTACCCGGCAGCGAGGGCCAGTTGCCCGGCACGCCCGGCCAGCCCGCGACGGGTGGGCCTTCGGGACCAGCGGGTGGCACCCACGGGTGCGAGGGATACACGGGCGGGGGGACATCGCCGGCCAGCGGCGTGATCAAGGCAAGGAAGGGAGCAGTCATCTGAGGTTCCTTTGGAGAGTTGATCCCTGAGCGTTGTTATGCGGCCACTGATAATTTCAGCTTTAGGCCGTCGATCCACATGTACACATTGACACCGTCGTAGCTGACGTTGAAGGTGTAGGCCTGTCCTGCCCCGGCGATTCCGTTCCTGCAGGCATAGCCGTAGGTGCTGGTGGCGCGTCCGCTGTCTTCAATCGCGAATATTTCACTGTTGAAGGCGCTGTTGATGACGGCGAAGTTGTTTCCTATGCCGCAGCGGATCGACTTCGAACCGGCCGAAGACTGCATGCGGATGCAGGCCCCCTGCGCGCCGAGGTCGTAGATCGTCAGGCTCCGGTTGCTGTTGCCGGTGAAGATGGTGGTTTCACCCGAGGCACGGGCGATCATGAACGGCGTGCCCAGGAAGGCGCCATTGTCGGCAAAGCGATTGATCGCCAGATCGCAGCCGACGTTGCTGCCCGTCTCGGCGCTGCTGTTGCCGACCTCCATCGACCAACGGGTGTTCCCGTTGCGCTCGCCTACGATCTGCCCCGAGTTGTTCGCCCCGGTCGTGTTGAACGCGAGGGTGGGGTAGTTGCCCGTCTTGATGACGATGTTGCCGGACATCTCGCCACCGCCCAGCGGCAGGTAGGCGCCGAAACCGCCGCCCGGCATGTCGGGGAAGGTGACAGCGCCCTTCAGAACGAGGTTGGCGGCGTCGATGGTGACGGTGGGCCGGGGCGCCGCGCCCAGCGCAAGACCCTCGATCTTCAGCCCGTTGACGGAGCTTGCCGAGAGCGACAGCACCTGACCGTACACGTCGCCATAGAGGCCCGTGTTCAGCCGCAGCACGCTGCCCAGGCCACCGGCCGTGCGCGGGTGGAAGTTCTGCACCGTCGCGTTGGTGACGCTGGTGTCCATCACCCCGGCCGGAGCGCCACCCGTCACGTACAGCACCTTGCTAGTCGATGCGCGATACCACCCCAGGTCGGTCTGGCTGTTCCATGACAGGCCCGGCGCGACCTGGGTGCCGTCGAACACCTTGAACGCCACCGTCGGGCCAAGGGAGCCATCGCGGGTGATGACGTTGTTCAACTGCGCGGCAAGGTCCGACAAGGTCGTGTTGGCCCAGGTCGAGGCGATGATCTGCCCCGTCGCCACCGGGTTGGAGGCGGGCAAGGAATAGGTGCCACTGATGTCACGGGGCATGCTTGATCTCCTGATACTGGCGACCAATCTGCGCCGCGATGTTGGCAAGTTCGGGCCGTGCGAGCAGATCCCGGAAGGCTTTCGCGGCCTGCTGTGGCGGCAGGCTGTAGATGCGCGAAAGCATGGAGTCCGGCACCAACCCCGCCAGCCCGTTGTAGAGCAGGCTGCGGCCCCGCTCGGTGTTGGCAAGCTGGTGCACGCCCCAGGCAGTGCCTGCTGCCGTCGCGCCAAGGACCGGCCCGGGCGAAAATGATGCGAGCCCACGCATCAGCGGCTCGGCACCGAAGTAGGCAGCCAATCCGACAGGCGCGGCATAGCGCAGGGCCGTCTCGGGCGTGCCTTTGCCAGGAGGTGCCGGCGGCGTGGCTTCGCGACGGATAGCTTCGTTGCCCTCTCCGCGCTTGACCTTGAAGCGATCCGCCGCCGCCGCGTACTCGCTCGGCGTGAAGTGGCCTGCATGTCCTGGCGTTCGCCGCGTGGCGTCGCGTACTGCCAGCATTTCGCGGAAAGCCGTATTGGCTTTGGACAGATCCTTCAGTACGTTTGACGGAGCATCGAACGTGGGAGAAACCATCCTGCGCAGGTTGCGCTGCAGGATGCGCAATGCCCGGCCCATGTTCTCGTCAGCCGCCGAAGCTGTTTCCTTCTCGTATCTTCGGGCTTCATTTCCCAATTCACGATCCAGATCCTTCCATGCAGATCCGTGCAGCCTTCCAGTGGCAAAACGGGGGGTGATGTGCGTACTGATGAACTTGTTCAGCAGGCGGCGGTGATTGGCATCGAGCAAAGGCACCTGACGGCTGATCTCCACATCGGCAGCCCTTACGGCGTGCCGCCCCCTGGGAGCAGTCAATTCGATGTAGGGTTTGACGCGCTCGTAAGCGTCACTTACCGCCTTCTCGCCTTCGGCCACTGCTCCTTCGCCCGTCTTCTCGGTGCGCCCGCCGATCTGCTCGATGGCGCGGTTCGTCTCGGCGCGCGAGTAAGAGCGTGTGGCACTGTCCTCGGCCTTGTGTACTGCTCCACTAAAGAAAGGCGTCCGTGATGCTAGGTAGTCGTAGACTTGGCCCGCCTTGCCGCTCATCTCGGCAATGGTGGGGATGTAGCCCCGGTCGGTGAGCTCACGCATGCCCTTCGAGGCCAGCGAGCCCGCGCCCGTGACTACCTTGGCCAGCGCGCGGCCCAGCACGGCCCCTTCGGCCCCTGCCTTGGCCCCTTCTATGGCGTCGTTGGGGTCGCCACTGCGAGAAACCGCCTTGCCCGCCTCATAAGGTGCATTGACCGCAACGTCGCCCAGCAGCGGGCGCAGTCGGCCAAAGGTTTCCGGTAGTACCTTGGCAACAGCCTGGGCACTCTTTGACATGGGCGAGGCAGTTACTGCCAGTTCCGGTATCGACCGTTCGAAACGCGAGACGAAACTGTCGGGCTGATCGACGTTCTCGCGGACGAAATCCTCGATGGACTGACGCCGGCTGGTATTGGCCGTACCCAGCTTGTCGTTGCTCAACCAGTCGGCCAACAGATCGGTCGGAGCAAGCAGGGTCGAGCCGATATCGCCCGCACCTGCAGCGAGGTTCGCCCCGGCCGACTTGAAGCTCGAGCCGAGGGCCTTGGGGAAGGACTGTGGCGGTGCGGGGGTCGGTACGTCGGCGCTCGTACCACGGATTTCGAACTTGGGCACGGGAGCGTTGGGCTCGTCCGCGAACGGATTGTGGTCCACCTCCACCAGCCTGCCGGCGCGCTGGGCCACCTGGGAGCCGTACTGCAGCGTGTCGGGGTTCTTGGGGTTGTAGGGATCGCGTACCGCGACTCCCTGCGCCGCCTTGGCCTGCCCTCCGGGGCCACCGTAGTAGCCGGCGGCGGCTAGCGCCATGTCGCCGCCTGCTTCCAGGTAGCGTTGCCGGGCGTAGCGCACTCCGGCGCGGGTGCTGTCGTAGGGGTTCTTGATGTCCCAGCCTGGATCGGCCACCGACTTGAACGTATCCGGGATGATCTGCATCGGGCCGGTCGCGCCCCGATTAGAGACCGGGGCTTCTGCTTTGCCGCCGGACTCCTGTTGGTGCAGCGACTTCAGGAATGCCACTTCCTTCGGGTCGGTCACGCCTTCAAGCCGCACCGCCGCATCGAACGGGCTCTCGTTGAAGGGGTCGTAATCGACTTCCCTGAGCATGGCTAGTCTTCTTCGTCGGTCGTCTTGCCGACCGGCGGCACCCATTGGAGATATTTGCCGTTCGCTCCCGGCACGTAGTAGTGGCCGTCCGGCGCGAGGTTGCCCTGCACCATCTTGCCCCCGACAGGCAGCATCCGCGTAGCGGGCTGCGACTGCGTCTTGGCTGCAGCCTGGGCATTCGCAATACTCGTCTTGACATGCGCGACCAGCTTGTCGAGCGCCTCCTTGCGCTGCAAGGGCGATTTGCTACGGTTGTTGACGTCGCCCATGTACTTGACGAACAGGTCACGCTCGCGATCAGTGATCGTGCCCGGTCCCCGGTCGAAAAGAGCCGCCAACTGGCCTGAAAGCGTATCCAGGTCTTCTGCCGCCCTGGCACTTTCAGACTGTTCTCTGCCCAGGAACCGATCCCAGCCTTCCCCCAGGGCACCCTGAACACCATAAACCGGATTCTTCGCAAGCAACGGATAAGCACGGCTGGCGATATCGATGAGATTGTTGGATTGCTGGATCTTCGTCTGCAGGTCTTGTTCTGCCTTCAGCACCGCCCCCGCCTTCTTGCCCTGGCCCGCTCCGGATGCAGGCGTTGGGGTGGGCGGTATTGGGGCTCCCGGCGCTGCACCGGGTAGGGTTCCAGGCGTCGTAGGTGCCAGTCGAGGGCCGGCAATCTGGTTGCCATCAACATCGAAAGAGCGACCATCCTCCGTGTCGAAGCCCGTGATCTCTCCGAAATCGTTCCTGACGACCTTGGCCTTGACACCCTGCTGGCCAAGCTTGGCCCGAATGCGGGCCACTTCGATGGCATTAAGACGGTCGGCCTCCTTCTGCCGCGCCGCCGCTTCCTCCTTGATCTTCTCCAGCCGGATCGCCTGCTCGCGCGCCGGCCCCTGGATCGCGACATCGGCCATGATGGCCGACCCGAGAGGCCTGCCCTGCGGGTTCCTGTACAGGCTCATCGCATGCGTCAGGCGGTCGCGGTCGGTGGGCTCGACGGTGACCTGGGCGGGCTCGCCCAGCGCACCTGCCGGGCCGGCCTGGATGCGCTCTTCGATGCGCGGCTGGGGGAAATTGGCCAGCGACTTCTCCAGCCCGGTGTGCTCGGCCTCGGTCAATGCGGAGCGGTTGCGGTTGAGCTCCTGCTCCATCTGGTTGCCGGTGTAATCCTGCAGCCCCTGTGCGAAGTAGCCAAGTGTCGGTTTCTTGACGTAGGGGGCGAGCATCGTCGCTCCGGTCACGGCAGAGCGGTAGCTCTCCGGCTGGGTGACGTTGATGTCCAGCTTCATGTCGCGCAGCGCCTTGATGCGCGCCGCCTGCTGGAGCATGGCTTGCTCCTGGGCGTCGAAGTCGAGCGAGGGATCATTGGCGAAATAGGGCATCACACCCACCCATTGGCAGAAATGAAGTCACCCAGCGAATCGCCGCTGTCGCCATAGTAAGAACCCATGCTCACATCGGGGTACTGCCCAGTGCCTGCTACCGACGAAGGTGAACCCCAGCTACCCCACAGATCCTTGGCATCGCCATAGATGTTCTTGGCCCCCGCATAGATCCCAGGCAGGCCCTGCGTTCCACCCAACGCGCGCAGGATGTTGACGCCGGCCTCGGTGTTGCCCTGCGAAGCGGCAAGCCGGGCGTTCTCGTTCTGCCGCTGGGCGTTGAAGGTGTCCTGCGCCGCGCCGTAGATCGTCTTGGGCAGGTAGGCAGCCGACGCCGGCACGTTCGGGCTCCACTTGTTAGGGTTGAGCGAGTCGCGAGCATTGCCCAGCGCGCTCATGCCACTCGTGGCCCCGGTAAAGCGGTTCTGGAGCTCCCCCGCGCCCTGCTGACGTGCCGCCAGGGCTTGGTTGAACTCGGTGTTGCCTTGTTGATAGCCGGCCAGGATTGCCTTGTTGCCGGCGTCGGTGCGGATGTTGCCCTGTGCCCGTGTCATGTCCATCCAGGGGTCGGAGCCCATCGTGAGCCCCTGCGCCGCCGCCCGCGAACGCGCGGCCGTGTCGCCCGCATCGAGGCTCGGGGCCTGCAATGCGTTCCATGAGTTGATGACGTCCTGGTTGTACTGCCCGACCTGCGGCATCGCGCCCAGGCTGGAATAGTCCAGGCCCTGGCCGACCTGCCCGGCGAGCGCCTGCTGGCCGGATATGGATGCATCGAACAGGCCCTGCGCCGCGCCGCTCAACGACGTATTCGTGCCCCACGAACCGTCCGGGTTCATGGTGTAGGTCGTACTCCCCATCGGGTTGTACTGGTTCGGGCGGTTGGCGAGATTGGTAAGGTTCGTCGCCTGGGTGTTGGCGCCGTACTGCTGGTTGGCGAGCTCGCCGAAATTGGGGACAGCGACGCTCATAAGATGCCTCCGGAAACCACGGTGTAGTCAGTTGAAACCCAGACCACTTCGCCGTCACTGCGGGTCGCCATCGCGAGCGACCCGGCAAAGCCGTAGCCCTGGGCGCTCGCCCATTGCTTCTGCGCGTGCAGGCCGCCCGCCCAGTGAGCTTGATCCCAGATGGCCGAGTCCCAGCGCGGATAGTCGGGGCTGGCCGGGTTGGTCTGCAGCAGCGGCGTGAAGAAGTCGAAGTCGTAGCGGATGGAGCCTTTCCAGGTCACGCTGCGGCTGGTCAGGAAGTTCGGCCGGTACAGGCCCACCTGCTTGCTATGGGCCGGCGTGCCGAAGTAGTTGTAGGCCTGCTGCACGAGCGCCGTGATCGGGATGCCCAGCGGCGTATCGAGCGAGACGTTGTCGGCATTGCCGGTCCACGCCTGCAGCACCCGGCCCGACGCGCCGTAGAACGGCACATCGCTGAAGTCGGCGCACCAGCAGGTCGCGTCCATTCCGAGGAAGGTCGTCCACATGCCGTTGACGACGTTCTCCACCAGTTGCAGCGTGCCGTTGGCGACGATGCTCGGGATGTTGATGATGAGCATGTTCTGCGAGGCGATGAACTTGATGTCCCACCCCGGCAGGAAGCCGTACTGCGAGGTCTGGTCGACCAGGAACTGCTGGATCTTGTGCGCCTCGACGTTGGTCTGCGGTGCCACCACCCGGCTCGAGGTGAGCATGTCGTTCATGCTCACGAGCCCCTGCTGGGTCAGGAACTTGAGGTCGCCCGACACCTTGCAGTGGAAGCGGTTGCCGGCCAGCAGCGGCGCGGCGAAGTAGACCCCCTGCAGCGTCCAATCAGGAGAGATAGCAGCGGGAACACCCCCTGGGCCGGCAGGAGCGCCGTTCGGGTCGGTCCCCTTGTAGACCGCAACGTCACCCTCGGAGCCGAAGGCCACCAGCAGATCGTTGGCCCCCGCGCCGTCGTCCACGGTCCAGGTCGCAAGGCTTTGCAGGTAGCCGCCGCGTGTGAACAGCGGGCCGAAGTCCCATTTCTTGGCCACGCCGTAGTTGACGTCGACCTCGTTCAGATACCAGCCACGGGTGGAGTTCTTCTCCACGAACCACAGCCGGTGCTGGTGCAGCACGACGTCGATGAATTTGACCGGGTCGACCCCGCTGATGGTGTTGGAGTCAGTGCCGTTGCCCGCAATCAGGCGGTCGAAAGTGGGCGGCGCACCGGGTGCCGACGGGTGGATATAGATCGGGTTGTCCTGGCCCGACACGAGGATCGTGCATACGCCGGCCGAGGTGGCGCGCGAGGTGCCCTGCCAGATCGTCGTGGAAAGCCCGCTCACCTTGGGGGTCGGTGTGGGCGGCGGGCTCGCCGTGTCCTTGGCAGACACGTCGTACATGCCGTCGCCCGCGAAGGCGTAGAGGTAATCCTGCCCGGTGTTGGAGTGGTGCGCGTAGAGGCTGCCGATGGGGCCGCTGTAGCCCTTCTTCCACTCCACGAAGCCCCGGCGATGGATGCAGCCGTAGACCTGCGGATACCAGTTGGTCAGCCGGACGGCGTCCTCGGCCGGCATCCCGTACAGGTTGTCGAAGAAATTGACGCCCCCCATGGGCGACGGGACCGTCGTGATGCCTGCCCCTTGAGCAACAGCGGCGGGCATTTACACACTCCACGATCCGTCGGGGATATTGCCCCAGCCGATCCACTGCGGCGACGAAGTGCGCACCAGCGAGAGCACTTCCGCGCCGACATCCTTGCCCTTGAGCGCCTCGTAGATCCGCTGGAAATCGGCCGCTGCAGCGGACTGGTCGAACCCCTTCAACTGCAGCCACTTCAGCTTGGTGTATTTCACCATCAGCCAGGGGTGATACCAGACGATGTCGCCATCGGCGCGCACCATCGATGCATCGGGTGTGCTCGCGTTGGCGCTCTGCACCCAGTTGCACGAGATGTACTCCATGCTCACGTTGGAGACGGAGGCCGGCACCGGCAGGAACTCGAGCTTGTCGGCCATCACGCGGTAGCGAGTGCCCGAAGGCCCCAGCGTGCCGCTTTTCAGCCATGCCCACTCCGCTGCCGATTTCGGCCCCATGAGCGGCCCCGAAGCATCCCACTGAGTCTGATCAACGAAATAGGCCCAGTCCGCCGGCAGCGCGTAGCCGCCCTGGCCAATCACGAGCGGCAGGGACAGGGTGCGGATGAATTGCGCGAAGGGATAGAACAGCAGCAGTTCGTTGCCCGCTGCCTGCAGCGCCGCGAGCATCTGGTTGGACTGCACATCTTCATTGCTGGTGGCGTCGAACAGCGAGGAAACCTTGCTCTGACCCGTCTCGCCGGAGACTTGGTTGACGATGTCGAGCGCAGGCCAATACTGCACGTCCTACTTCCGTTTGGAGTCCAGCCGCTCGAAGGCGGCGGTGAGCTCTTCGACCTTGCGCTCCAGCACCTGAATGTGGTTGTCGCGCTGCTCGAGCGCGGCCTGCAGTTTCAGGGCCGGTGCTTCGCCAGCGGCAGCAGCGAGGAAGTTCTTGGCGCGTTCGCGCAACTGGTAGCTGCCCATGAACTTCATCGCGTTGGCATCGCTCATCTCGGCCAATTGCTCGACGGTCTGAACGTTGGAGTAGTTGAGCTCCGCGATCTGGCTCTTAGTCAGCCAGGGGAGCTCGGAGAGGAGCGTGCCATGAATTTTCAGTTGCTCACCCTCGGCCTTCCATTGTTCATAGGCCCTGGCAAACCGCTTCTTGTAGTGGTCGTCCAGCGGGAACGTGCTGACGTCGCGCGAGCCCGGCACGACGATCTGAATGTATTCCTGATCGAAGAAGATCGGACGGCCTTGCTGATCCGATTCGTGCTCATGCTTGACCGCCCTTACTTCGAAGCGGATACGCAGCTTTGCGTCATCTGCGTATTGCTTGCCGTCCTCGTAGGTCTTATCGCCCTCGTAGTAGCCGGATTCGAACGACATGGTTTCCCTTTCAGTTGCGAACCCATCCGTAGCCGTTGGCGGCGATGGTGGACTGGGCAGCCGAAGAGCCGGCGCCGGGCGTGAACACCGTGCCGGCAATGGTGCCCGTCGTGCCCGCTGCGCAGCCTGCACCGCAGGTAACCCAGGTCATCGGGGCACCCGCCTTGTCACGCCCGAGAGTGCCAGCCGTGGCGATCAGCGAGGAGTTGTCGGTCGGAACACCACCGAGAGCCGCTGCTTTGATGGGAGGGCCGGGTACGCTCAAGTCAGAGCCGATGTGGCCATTCCACATCTCCGTATTGGCAGCGGTCAGGGTGTTGTAGCCGATAGGCGGCTGCACGGCAGGTGTACCCGGAGGAGCGGCCGGTACGCCTCCGACCGGGCCGACAGATGCTCGTGCATCGATGGTGGCATTGGCGTAGTCGGTAGACATAGGGCTCTCCTACTGGTTCGGCGCTTCCTGGCCCGGCTGATTGGGATCAGGCGGCTGCGGTTGAGGCTGGTTCGGTTGGTTCGGATTGGTAGCCATTTGATTTCCTTTCACTCGTACATCTTCCCTTGAAACATGCGCCCGCTCATGGTGAGGTTGCCTGCCCAGGCGAGAATCTGCACCTCGGCATCCTGGTTCACGGAATACCGCTTGCTCGGGCTCAAGCTCACCATGTTCCGGTCAACGTGCGGCCGATAGAAGATGTACTTGGTATTGAGCATGTACGCCGTCTTGATCGGCATCCCGCCGCCGATACCGCCATCGAGCACCACGTCGGCATCCATGTACTTCAAGGTCACGAAGCCACGCTCGGCCACCTCGGTCGAAGTGAACCGCTGCTGCGCCTGCAGTGAGGCGACGAAGTAGGACCAGTAGCCGTTGTCCACGATGATCAGATCGGGCCGGTCATTGCCACGTACCAGTTGCGCCCACAGCGCATTCAGGTTGTCGTTGATGGTGTCCTTGGTGGTCGCCCCGGTGCCATTCACGGTCGCCCTGAAAACCTTGTTGCGCCAGAATTGCCACGTAGACTGATCGATGCCGCCTACTGTGGTCGCCGTCGTCGGGTCTGATGCGACCTGCTTGGCAAGGCCCTCGATTTCCTTGCCGCCGGAACCGGTGCCGTCCGAGTAAAGCGAGAGGGCGATCAGGTTCTGCATCGAGGACTCGGCCACGTTGATGCGCGCCTCGAGCAGGTCGATCATGCGCTCCGGGCCGGAGTTCTGGAGTTGCTCCAGGCCGCTGATCGTGACCGGGCAGGCTGCCTGCTTCCACTGGTACTCGGCCGCGCTGATAACGTCCTGCGCGGCAATGGGCAGCGTTTCATAGCCCGAATAGAACCCGGCGTTGCCGTTACCGGCAAACGAGAGCTCCTGCATGATCGAACTGCCCCCGGAAACAGTCTTGATATTGCCCCGCTTCGACATCCACGACAGAAGCGCATTGTTCTTCGTGACGTTGTCGGCAATGGTCTTGGTGCGGGACTGGATGGTGGTGGCGATGATGTCGCTGATCGCCGCGTTGGCGAATGCCATGACTATTACTCCTCTACCTCCTGAAGAGGAGGTAATGCGATTTTCAAAGGAACGCCTCCGGGTATCTCGATGGGCTTGCCGTCGTGGTCCACGGTCGCCCGTGGGGTCAGGTCTGCTTCGAGGGCCACCCGCGCGGCCTCTGTGAGGAACTGATCATTGGTACTGCGACACGCTGCGAACGCGAAGATGAGGGTGCTCATCATCGGCCCTGGTGCATGCGCCACGCGGCCTCAATGGTGCTTCTCAGATCGTCAGGAGCTACCTGCTGCTTCAGTCCGGCGGACGATCCACTCACGGAGAGGGATGCCCCAAGGGATCTGGTGGCAGCATCGTGGGCCACTTGGGCTCTCTGCTGTCCAGTTCTGCCTTGCTCTGCCTTCTGAGCCTCAGGGTTCATGGCAACAGCACGCTTATACGCCTCTTCGGGAGACAAGTAAACCTGTCTTCGCGAGGCAACCTCCATGATGTCCGCCATATCGAGCGCAACAAGGTCGAAATGGGGAAAGTTGTTGGCGTCCTCGGCCATCGCGGAGATACGGCGCTCCTGCTCGGAATATTCGCGCTGTATCGCCTGCTGGCGGCCCTGCTGGGTTATCTGGACGAACTCCTGGATCGGAGCGAGTTTTTGATCGATGAGTTGCTGAACCTGATCCAGTGGCCGCGCCTGCGGCTCTTCACCGGCCAGGGCCGAATCTAGCAGATGGATGTCGATGCCGTAGTCCTTGACCATCTTCGCCATGAACTTGGCCCGCTGCGGCATCGGCGCCGAGGACAGCAGCGCGTCGGCATTCATCAGGTTCTGCACCACTTGCAGCGGCGGCATGCCGGTCTGGCGGTAACGATCCGCGTGGGGCTGGATGACCTGCTGAAACTCCTGTACGAACTTGCGCACCGGAGCCGACTCGTTGATGGCGCGCGTCGACTCGCGCTCGCGCCGATGCACCTCGGCCCGGACTTCCGGGTCCAAGTTGGCCCATTTCTGGCGCGTGCTTGCCTTCCACGACTTCGGTGCATTGTCGAGATTGGGCGCTTCCTGCAAATGCGGCTCTAACTCCTGCGTCGGCAGCGGCTCGCTGGCCTCCTTCACCTCGCTCTCGGAGGGCACCTCGGCCCCATCAGGGGCACGCTCGGAGCGGGGAGCAAAGCGTCCCCGTTCATCGCGATCACGTTGGGCTGCGGACTGCTCCGGTGCCTCATGAGGCGTTGCCTGCTCGGGGGTCTTGGCTTCTTCGACCACCCGCTCCAGGGTTTCACGCAGGGAGGTTTCCTGCGGTACGGCTTGCTCGATGGTTTCATTCATAAGTAGCCCTTGCGCTTGGCGGCGTCCACGATGGCAGCCCGGATCGCTTCGGGATCAGGCTTGGTCTTGGGCACGCCGACCGGCAGACCTTTCAGGTCGCGCCAGTTGACGACGTCGTGGCGAAGGTTGTGCTCGCGCAATTGCACCTTGCCGGACACCAGCTTGCCGTCGATGGGAGAGACGAAATCAGGTTCGTCTCTTGCGATCATCGGACTGCTCTGACGCTCCCTCAAGTACTCCAGATGCTCGGGTGTGTTCTTCTCGAAGACCCTTCCGTCGCTGGCGTAGATCCAGGTTTTGCTCATTTTCAATCTCCTGGGCCGAATGCAACGGCCCATACGGGGGCACCGGGAAAGCCTTGTTCGCAGCGTCCGCCTCCTCCTGCGTCATGCGACGCGACCAGCCCCGGGGGATGGTCTTGGTATCGAAAGGGGCGTCATCGGGGTTGGGCATGAGTTCCATCTCAGACTCCTTGCATGTAGTTCAGGTTGGTCGGTGGCTGCAGCGGTGTCGTGGACGGCGCCACCGAGAAATTGAGCACGGTCGCATTGCAGCCCTCGGTATAAGACGAGTTGCCCGGCGTGCTGTTGCACGCCTTCCATGAATTGCCACCCGAATTGAGATTCGGCGGGTTCACCAGCTTGCATTTCGGGGCCGTGCTTTGAAGCGGTACATCGGGAATTCGGACCCCATTAATGTAGCCCCCACAGTGCGTGGCGTTGCCATCGGTGACATCGGCCGTGAGCGTCACCGTCCCCGTCGCGGCCTGCGTCGCGGTGGGCGGCGCGGCCTGCACATGCGCGCAACCGATCAAGGCGAAGCTCGCGACGATGCAGGCGATGAAGATGAGTTTCATGGTGCCGCTTTCAGATTGGTGGACCGGCCCCGGCGCAACCCGGGGCTCGTTGGTGGGGGTGTTGTGGTCTTCCCGTCGATATCGTTTGGATAGCTAGAGAAAACCCACCTCACTGCGCTTGCAGCCGGCCCGTAATTCATGGTGCTACCTTCAGATTGGTGGGCGCGCCCAGCGGCGTCGGGCCGGATGGGGGCGGCTCGGTCGGTGGCGCAGCGCCGCCGAAGGTGGTCGAGCCCCGATCCTTGCCGTCGCTCGCATTGGCCTTGCCGATAGACCCGGCCGCGAGCAACCAGCCGTTCCAAGTGGATGGATGAGCACCGCCCGAGTAAGTGGGCGAGCCCGCAATGCAGTTGCTGCCCTGGCAGCCCGAGGTGAAGGTGTTGTAGCTGAAATTGCACGCTGCCGGTGCACCACCGGCATAGGCACCGCAGTTGAACGATGAATCATGGAAAGTGTTGTCCTTGACCGTGCCGGCGCTGGCGAAGTCAGTCCACGAGTTGAAGGTGATGGTGGACTTGTAGACCGTGTTATGCGACCAGTCCAGGCTGCTCCATGTGTGCCACTGGCCGCTCGCGATGCTGTCCATCACGTTGTTGCGGAATGTCCCTGAGCACTTGCTCTCGTTCAAGATGAAGGTCGATGAATTCTTGAACTGATTGCCTTCGATCTGGACGTTCGAACACGGCCCGCCGTAGGTCTGCACCATGTCGCAATGCGCGCCGCCGTTGGCGTTACAGATCTGCTGGTCGATGCCCGAAAAGACGTTGCCGGGACCGATCATGATGTTCTTGATCGACGCCACCATGATGATGCCGTCCGACGGCCCCGTACCCGGCGTCGCATAGACACCGAGGAACTGAGAGTTGCGCACCGTGACCGTGTTGCCGTCCCGTATCGACAAGCGGCCCTCGTAGCCCATCTGCCCGATGCGGTCCAGCACCGCGCCATCGACCACGATGTTCTGCACCGTGGTCGGACAGTCCTGACCCGAGATGTAGATGCCTTCGTAGGAGTTGGGCGTACCCACGGTGTCCTGCACCGTGATGTCCTTCGAACAGCCTTCAATGGAAATACTGCCGAGAAGCGATGCCAGCTTGATGTAGCGTGAGCCCCAGGTACGCCACGCGCCCTTTGCCGTCGCGCCGCTGGTCGAACGCACCGTGACGACGCCGGGCTTCACGATGTTGGCGAACTCGATCTTGCCGTAGTTGCCGGAGTTGAGGCAGATGACGGCGCCTACTGCTGCATTGGCCACTGCTCCTGGCACATCCGCGCCCACCGACAAAGTGGTAGTGCAGGCCTGTCCGAAGGCATTGCCAGCCACGAACACCAGCAGACAAAGGAGACGGTGCCAGGGCAGCAGAGGGGTTGGGTGTGACGGAGTTAATGAACCCTCCACCGCTGGCACCGTCACCCTCATTTTGGCCCCGTCAGTTTGAAAGAGAATGGGTTTGTCACGCAGGCTTCTCCCTTGTCAGGCGCACTGTTGCACGCAATCCAGGTGTTCTGGCCATTGTTCACGTAGTCGTCAACCATGATCTTGCACTTGCCACCCGAGGTCGGCACGTTGGGGATACGGACGCCGTTGACGATGCCGCCGCAGGCCGTCGCCGCCGGATCGGTATCGGCCAGCAGGTAAGTATCGACCTTCGACGGCCCGGTCAGAGTGATCGAGGCGCAAGCAGGCAGCAGGCAGACGACCGCGAGGAAAAGCTTCATAGCTTGAAATTGGTCAGCCAGGGCATACCAGCACCGCCTATATTGCTGCCGTTCAATTGGCGCGCCTGAACCACCGGCCCGCTGGTCTGGTATGCGACAAATGGCCCCGTTGTAGCGGGGCCGAAGGCAATCTGGCGCAGTTTCAATACGAAGCCTTCGCCTTTGACTTGCCCCAGCAACTGGACCGGGATAAACCATACCTTGTTGTTCGCCGTGTCAGTCAGGATGTCGGTTGCACTGATGGCTTGATTAGCCCAGTTGGCAGAAGGTTGCCACGCACTGAAGTACACCCTGTTATTGCTTCCATAATTTGTTCGCGCACTGCCAGTAGAAGAACCGGCAGGTATTGCTGAACTAGTCCACGGAGCCATATAGGTGCCGTTAAAGGTTGCGAAATACGACCACCCTTGGGTGGAATTGCCTCCATATACGGCTGGATAGGCATTATCGGCACCGTCAACGACGAGATACCCAGCCCCCTGTCCATAGCTGGTGGCGTTTGCCGGGTTTTGGAAGTTGAAGATAACGGCTTCCTGACTGTCAAAATAATTCCCCTGGAAGTTCGTGGTGTATATGGTGCTTGTCGCCAACGCAGGACCGCACTTCACCGCACCCGTATCGTCTCCCATGATCGTGCCGCTCGCCGCCGTCAGGTTGCTCGGCGTATCGACGTTGCCCGCCGGGAAATAGGCCAGATAAAGGCAACTGGTAGTTGGTGCGGTATCGAGAATGGCCGCGTTGTTGCCGGCAGGAGCCGTGACCCAGATCACGACCAGAATGCGCCCAGCACTGCCGTCCTTGCGCTTGAGCACGATGTACATCGGCCCGACCGTGCTGCTGCTGGCAGTGCGCCATGCGAAGTTGGCATCCGCCAATTTGCTGTCGACCAGAGTCACCATGTCGGTAATCAGCGTAGCGTTCGTCGTTCCCGTCTTCGTCCCGAAGCCACTGTTAAACCAAGTGAGAGTTGCCGACATATTTGCCTCAGACGTAGTTCAACAGCGACCAACTTGTGCCAATTGAACTCGGCATAGCAGTAGCTGACAGGTCCACCAGGGAACCAACCAACACGAATGCGATGTTGCCCTGCCCGTAGTTCGCTACTCCCGTCTCCCATGCATAGCTGTTGAAAACCATTTGCTGGCCCGAGGTCAGCGTGACCGTCTGTCCGAAGACCGGATTGGCAGGGAAGGGGAAGGTGGTGCTCATGGCACCTCCAGTGCTGACACCCGCAGCGTCAATTCCTTGACGGCGTTGACCAGCAAAGCAACGATCCCGTTGTAGTCGAGCGCCATAACGGGCTTCATATCAGCATCGTGCGCCTCGGAAACTGCTTGTGGCAGCACCGGCAGCACATCCTGTGCGATCAGGCCGGCTTGCTTGCGCGCGGTGCCATCCAGTTCTTTCGCGTCGTTGCGCTCGAAGGTATATCCGGTGAGGTCAGCCACCTTGGCAAGGGCATCCTTGATGGGCTCGAGGCTCTCCTTCAGGCGCCGATCCGAGTACGTCAGCCAACTCACCTGGGCATAGCCGCTGCCGCTGCTCTGGAAGTCGAAGACCTGGGCGTCTACACCCATTCGCCAGCCATGCCACGAGGCGGGCAGGTCGACAGTCAGGAGATTCATCGTGCCGCGCGTCGAGTTGGTGTTCAGCCACTGCACGCCGTCATACGTACCGTTGTTGTAGACCCCGCTGGTCTTGAAGATGTACCGATTCAGGTTCCCCAGCACCAGCATGCTGCCGTCAGACCTGAATATCGACAGCGGGCTATCGACCAATGCTCCAGCATCGGTGTAGCGGGTAATAGAGAAATCCGATCCAGCATTAGCACCTGACTCAGCCGTCGCGTTAGACGCCACTGCCCAGCGTTTGCTGGTACTGGTCTGAAAATAAAGAATCTTGTTCTGCGCGGCAGCGGCCTGGAATGTCAGACTCGCTTCGCCTGCCGTAGGCGTGATCGCCACGATGCCGGCCACACCCGACCCAGTTGCTGCCCCCGGTGTAAGCGTGATTGATCCACCGTTCTTGTTGGTGCCGACGCCAGCTGCTGCCGTAAGCGTGATGCCACCTCCGTTATCGGCCTGCGGCGCGCCGCCTGCAATAGTGACTGCACCACCGACACCACCTGAGACGCCACCGATGCCGCCCGTGATCTGAATCGCGCCGCCTGCGCCGCTGTTGGTGTTACCCAGTGCGTTGCCGCCCTGGATGATGGTCGCCGCGCCGTTGAGCGTGCCGCCAATGGTCGAGCGGGATGAATGCCCGCCGCGCAGCGTGACCGTCGCACCGCTGACCCCGTTGCCTGTAGCGTCACCACCCTGGAAAGTTGCCGCGCCGGCAGGACCACCGCCACCGTCACCGCCAGCACAGACCAATGCGCCGCCCGTGCCAGCGGTGATACCGGCGCCACCCTTGATCGTCACCGCACCGGCTGCACCACCAGCAGACCTGGAACCGCCCGCGATGGAGATAGGGCCGCTGCCGAGATCCTTGCCCTTGATGGTGATCGCGCCGCTGGTGGAATTGGTGCTGCCGCTGTCCGCGATGATGTTGATGTCACCACCCGTGGAGTTCTGCCCTCCAAAGCCGGACGTGATGTTGACATCGCCACCCTTTGCGCCGGCACCCCCAATGGTCGAGAAGCCACCCGTGATATTGATGCTGCCGCCGCGCTGTGCTGTGCCGGAGCCGGCACCGCCCACGACCGTCAGATCCCCACCTGCGCTGGTAGCGGCCCCCGGCATGCCCTGGATCTTGCCCGGCGAGGCCGGATTGCCCAGCGTGAGGACGTTGTTGGTCTTGTCAAAGACAAAGTCCGCATCGCCACCGAAGACGCCACCATCATTGAACTGCACCTGGGTCGTAGATCCGCCTGGACCGACGACGGCACCCTGCGCCGGGTTCAGCCACGCACCGGGAGGCACCCACACCATCTCTTCGCCGGTTGCGGGCTTGACCCAGCGATCACCCACCATGTTGCCGGTCGGTGCAGTGTCGTTGACCGTGAAGTCGTTGTAGGCGAGCGTGCCGAAGTCCGAAATCGTGGTCTGGATGCTCGAGGCGTGCGCGGTCCCCTCGAAATACACCGTCACGACGAACGACGCCGGCCCGGTCACCCGCTGTGCGTAGAGCTTGAGTACCAGCCGGTCGGTCGGCAGCAGCACGCCCACATCCGACAAAGTGGCCGTCCAGATTTGCGCTGTTGCAGTCGTGTCGATAAAGCTGTTGCTGAATTCGTCGCGCAGCAACGTCTCGATCCCCGCTGCATTGCGCAGGTAGACCCGCATGTGCAGACGCGCTGCGCCCCCCGAAGACGACGCATAGATGCGCCGTGATACCGACCCGGCAACGAGATCAACTGCACCGGGCACTCCCGGGTCGGTGGCGAACGCGCCGAGAAAGAAATCGCCCGTGCCGGAACAGGTGGTTGAAATCGTCTGCTCGACGCCGGAGCTCGGCAGCGTCTCGAGCGTGTAGTAGGTCGAGATGTCCGACGGATCACTGGTCGAAAGGTAGAACACCCGCCCACCACCCCCGCCCCCACCTCCACTGGGCGCTGCTACCACCGTCCAGGCGAAGCTCTGGCGCGCATACTGCTGACCGTCGTTGGGAGCCTCATCGACCTTGCCAGTGTCGCTCGGATGGCGATGGTTGCCGCGCGCCCACAGAGTCGAGTCGCCCGAAGAGGCAACGCCGTCCATCAGCGGCGAGCCGTTGAAGGCCTGCCCGAAGAACCACGCGGTCGTCGCCACCATGTCGGAATTGTTGTCCACCGCTGGCGTCGGGGCACGCACGATGCCGGTGAAGACGGGGTTGTTGAGCGGTGCCTTGGCGCTGAGAAGTGCCATCAGGTCGCTTTGATCGGAGATGACGCCCGAGATGTTGCCCCAGGTGGCGTAGACGTCGGTCGGGATGCGCCAGACGCCGTCGCCGTACAGAACGTGGTTCGAGTAGCCGTCCAGGTTGATCGGGCTCACCGTGCCCAGCACGGGCTTGTTCGTCAGGTGGCTGTAGTTGCCAGAAAAAGCAACCTGGGCGAGATCAGAAATGTTCGCCTTGGTCGCGAACATCGCCATCAGGTCGGCCTGATTGGTGATGTCACCGACGATGCCGCCCCAGACAGGCAATGGCGTCGTGGGCATCGGAATCCACTTGCCGGTGCGGGTCAGTACCTGGGCCTCCGCACCCGGCGTCTCCGTCGTATCCGTCAGGGTGACGACGAAGTCCTTGCCATTGCCTCCCAGCGGCGCCCGGTCAGGATTGTCGAGTGGGGGCTCGACAATCCTGGTTCGGTCATACGGGTCGGGAGGCAGGTTGCTCACTTCTTGTCGGCCCGCTGCTGACTTTTCTCATCGCGTTTTGTTTTTGCATCGCGCAACTGCTCCTCGGAGTAGCCGAATTTCTTGTTGTACCAGTCCACGCACTCCTGCGTGAGCGGTGCGTTGCAGCCGGCGTAGATCGTCTCGGTATCGAACGGCCCTTCCTCCATCGAGACAGGCGGGCATTCGGGACCGTCGGGCGCGGGCTCGGTGCGCGGCGTCTTGTCTGGGTTCAGACCGTACATTTCCTCCAACTCCTCGGCACTCTTGTTGGTGCCCTTGTAGCCTGCGCCGGGCTGTACGCGGTCCTGCTGCTCGCGTGCCTGCTTGGCGCGCTCGTCGTCGCCCGGGCGGGGTTGCTGTTCCGGTTTGGTGGCCATTACTTCGTCTCCTTTGGTTGTGCCTTCATCTGCTCGAGGTTCTGCTCGTGCTCGGCCTGCGACTGCTCAAGCTGCTGCTCGCCCTGTTGCCTGGATAGGTCAGACTGCACCATTGCGTCCTGCACCTTCTGCTGGCTGACCTGCTGGTGCGTCTGCAGGTCGATCCGGTTCTTCTGCATGTCGGCCTGCAGGTTCTGCTGGTTCTCCTGCGCCTTGAGCGCGAGCTCGCGTTCCTTGAACTGGAGCTCCATCTGCTTGGCCTGCGCATCGAGTTGGGCGATCTGCTGCTTGAACTGCAACTCGGCCTGCTGCTTCTGGGCCTCGAGTTGCGCCTCCTGCTGCTTCAGGCCCATCTCCATCTGCATCTTGGCCTGCTCCATATGACCCTTCTGCTGGTCGGACTGCATCTTGGCCTGTGCAGCGATCTCCTTGGGATCGGGCTTGGGCTGCGGAGGTGGTTTCCCCTCGAGTTCAGCAAGCTGCTTGTCGATCATGCCCTCGATGTCGGACGCGCCCTTGAACGACGCGATGCCCCACTTCAACATGTTGAGCATCACCGGCTTCAGTTCCGGGATCTGGCCCGCGATGGGCAGCGCCTGCGCCATGTAGCCGGTCACCATCGACATGAACTCGATCCGGTCCTTCTTCTCGGCCTCGTAGTCGGCCTGTGCCATCGAGTCGGCCTGCACCTCGACGCGCCAGTTGAAGCCTTCTTCGCTTTTGAGCATCACCAGCGCGTCGGGCACGAACTCGTCGTTGTCCGTGTAGACGATCCCTGATCTGCGAATCAACGTCTCGGGGGTGTAGTGCTTGACCGCCATCTCGGCCTTGATGCGCAGAATGTCCGAGGCATAGGTGGCGACCTCGCCCTGCAGCTTCTTGATGCGGATCGACGCGAACTGGGCCTTGATCTGCTGCGCACCGAGCGTCTCGGAAGCCTTGCTCTCACCCCGGATGATGTCCGCGATCCCGGTGAGCTCGTGGATCTGCCCCTTGATCGCATCGCGCGCCTCGTACAGGCGTTGAAGAGCGGCCACCACCATCTCGAGCGGTATCCAGTCCACCGCGCCCTTCATGCCGCCCTTCTCGGAGAACTGGCCCCAGTCGGGAACGGGCACCATCGTGTTCTCGTCGCCGCGCAGGATCGACCCCACGGCCTTGGCACCCTGGTCGTAGATCCCCACCACCTTGCAGGCGCTGACCAGCAGGGAAATCCTGGCGTTGACGGTGTTCAACTCCGTGTACTGATCCTGGATCATGTAGTAGTCCGGCCGGGGCACCGTGCTGGCCGTCGTGATGTTGGCCAGCATCGGTTTCGGACAGGGCTCGAAAGAGGTGAGATGAAGAAAGTCGTCGCGCGTATCGAGCAAACTGTTCGGGAAACCGGGCGCGTACCAATGCACCTTGCGCGTAGTCCTGTCCCAGATCTCCCACACCACGGCTTTTTTCAGCACCTCCTTGGACAACGCCTCGGGCTGCAGGTCGTCCTTGGCGCGGATGACGGAATGATCGAGCGCGCAGAGCTTGGCCTTGGCTTCACCGAAGCGTTTTTTCAACTGCTCGCGGGTCAGGTACGTGCGACGCGCCACCCAGCGGCGCTCGTCCCAGGTGCGGCAGGGCGACCATCTGAAGTCTTTCCAGTGCACGTAGTCGACGCAGATCTTCTGGTCCACGATGCGCTTGAGGGGTGCCCGGTCGAACGAGGCAGGGGTGTCGAACCCGTTGTCGTGCGGGCCGTTCTCCGAGGCATGCGGCTGCGTGGCCTGCGCGTCGTTGGTGAGTTGCCCGCCGGCCTGCACGGGAATGTCCTCGGTTTCGGTTTCAAGGCGCAGCCACGCACAGGCCAAGCCCGGGATCAGTCGGTCCTGCACCGACTGGCGCATCACCGCGTCGAACTGGTCGTCGGGGTCGTTCAGGTCCGTCTCGAGCGTGCGCTGCAGGATCAGTGCACCCACTCGGGCAACCTGATCCCTGTAATCCGCATATCGGCGGCACACCTCTGGCCTGGGCAGGTCGGCGTACAGGGCCGACTCGAGGATGTTGGTGTTGGAGTAGTAGATGTTGAACCATTTCCTGTCGCCGCTCGCGTCGTCGCGCTCATCCAGGAAACGCTTGTCGGCCGTGGCTCCCCGCGTGTGGAATTTCTCGAGCTCCTTGTCAGCCGCCTCGATCTCCATCTCCCATAGCGCGCGGGGCGACAGGTCCTGCGGGTTCTCGACCGAACCTTGGGAGACGAGTGCGAGCGAGGAGGTCATGGCATGGAGCGGACGATGGACAGGGCGTTATCCGAGTGCAGCGTCTCGAGGTTGTATCCCAGGTGGGGTGTCCAGGCGCGCGCCGCGTCGTCGCGGCCGGCCTGCAGCGCGTTGTCCGAAGAGACGACGCCCGGCAGGTCCGGCGCAACCGCGATGGCCATGTAGCGCAGCGCATCGGCGTAGTCACTGGTCCAATCGTGCACCGGCTGGTCCGAGAACATGAGTTTGTCCTCGTCCCACTCGCGGTGGTAGCCCTTCAGCGCCTCGATGAAGTCGTCGGAGATGCCTTCGCCATCGATGGGATGGTTGTCAATGGTGATGCGCGGAAAGAGACGACGGACAGCGGAGATCCCGTCGTGCACCGCGTGGTGCGGGACCATGCGCGGCGTGATGCCCTGGCCGAGAAACTGCTCCACGATGGATCGCCCGGTCTGCAGATTTTTTGCCCGCGCGTCGTGCGGCAGCCAGATGGTGCCGATGGGCGAAGGAAAGGATCGAATGTCCTCGATGTGATGGAAGATGTCCTTGCCGTGCGTGGCGTAGACGTTGACGATGCGGATCGAGCCTTGGTGGATCTGGAACGCGATGCGAACGGTGGCATCGGTGAAGCCCAGGTCGTAGACGAAGTGGGTGTCGAGGTGGGGGTCGAAGATGTCCTGCTGGGAAACCCTGCCATGGAGGAAAAGCTCGTTGACCTCCGAGGCGTAGATCGCGCCCTTCAGGGCGCTGTCGAAGGAACACAGGTACTCCTGCGCGAACTCCTCCTCGTCCATGTCGCGCCGCAGATCCTCGAGCTCGCGCGAGGGCACCAACCCGGAAGTGTCGGCGCGCAGGGTCATCAAGAAGTGCCGTGCGGAGTCCTTGCGGGCGGCTTGGTACTGGTCCCAGAAGAGGTTCTTGCCACGTGGAGTGGAGGCAAAGACGCCCCAGCCGTTGCGATCAGACAGCGCAGGACGCAGAACCTGGGGAAAGACAGAAGGTTTCCATAGAGCGTACTCGTCTCCGACAGCACCGTCGAGATACATGCCCCGCAGTGAATCAGCGTTGTCAGCGCCCAGGCAGTAGACGGTCGAGTTGTGGGTGAGAGTAACCCGAAGCTCCGACTCGGAAGGCGGGGCGGTCCAATAAGGTCTGGAATAGTTTTTGAGATATCGCCACGCGACTCTTTTTGCCTGGGTGTAGGTGGGACCAATGTAAGCATATTGCGGGTCGGGGTAGGGGATCGGCGTGCGCGCCGCCAGGATCAGGTCGTTGATGAGGGCGATGGTCTTGCCGGCGCGGCGATGCGTGACAAGAACGGCCCAACGCTGGGAGCGGTTGTGGAACGGGATGAAGGCCGGCCTAGGGGAGTACAGGTCCATTGCGCTCCCCCGACTCCTGATAGGCCAGCCTGCGATGCGTCAGCCACTCGGGCCACTGCGCCGCGTCGGGAGTCGATGTCTCCTTGGGCAACACCGGGGCCATGGTGGGGGCGGTCTGGCGTGCGTAGAGCTTGAGGAACGCGCCGGGATAGCGGTCGGCGAACATGAGCAGGCGCGGGATGCCGCCCCACGCTTCGAACGCCAACTGGAATGCTTCGGCCGCGCCGGTCTGCAGGGCAGGGGGGAGATGCGCGTGATGCAGCCCCTGGTCGAGCAGCAAGGTCAGTTCAGGTGAGAGATGGGCCTCGTCCATGCCGCGCAAGGCTGCGACGAGCTCCTGCAGGTTGACTTTCTGGACGGGGGTCGACATGATTGCCTACTTGGGATACCGATTTTCCTACTTGGGATACCGATTTTTCTTCATTGTGGAGAGGAGCGATCCAAGCCAGCTTCGAGGCCCCCCACCTGCCGCCGATGGCCCCCCGGTCGCGCTCGTGGCGCTGCGGCAGGTCGTCGCGCTCGCGCGAGCATACGGCCGCGATGGCGGGGCAGTCAAGCACCATGTGCAAGAGGGGAGGGGAGGGGGCCGCCCTCCTCTCCCCTCTTCGTTCGTCCCTCAATCATCAGTGTGCGGATTATCAGTCCCCCACTCCATCCCCTGGTAGGCATCGCGCAGCCGCTGCTCGGTGAGCCAAGGGGGCATGGCGGGTGATGCAGGACGCTCAGGAGGCGGCTCGAAGGCCGCAGAAGGGCCGTAGGCGCGATCCAGAATGGCAAGGCAAGCAGAGACAGCCGAGCGGCCTTCACCGGCTGCCAGACGGGCCAGATGCGCCACGGCGAGCGGAGCGTAGCGGCGGGCAAGCTGCTGGTCTTCGCGCCCCGTCTGCAGCCGCTCCAGAACGTCGACATCCGGTCGCAACGTACCGACCTCCTCGACGGAGCAGCGCAGGGCCAGTGCGTCCTCGGGCAGCCACACAAGTGCAGGGACCATGGGCAAATTATCCGCGCAACAACCCCGCCCCACTCGACGCCGGCTCCCCCACCCTGGATGTAACCAGACGTTGAATAACACCGAAAGTACCTAGCGTGAGACTATACCAATATAGTAAGTATATGTATATTGTCTTGTATTATCGCGCGCGCGCGAATGTCAAGGCGCATTACAAAGCCTTACGCGTGTCAGCTTTCGCCTTATTCCTACGTGCGAGGTACTTTCTGTGTTTTTCGCGTGCTGCAGCGCAGCAATGGGAGCCGGGCGTCGCACGTTGCCCCCAGCAAGGCCGCTCCTGAGCCCTTTGAGGTAGGTCGACGCGGCTGCGTAGCAATACCCATGGAGAAACTTATCCCTGCAGCTATTCACAGTTTCCCACATAGGTGAATCCACAGATTGTCCACACTGTGGATAACACACACTCTGCAATACTCGAGGGTTAGTCCCACTAGTTGCCCAGTCAATCAACCCATGGTCTAATGCTTACTCCTCGTTTCAACTCCGTATTTAATCCTTTGATGTTTCCCAGCCAGTCAACTATGCTTGGGGTGTAGTTCGATGGTTTCGTGTAGTCAGCCGGAGCCGCTCTTTAACAATTCGACTGGATCGCGAGCGGCAGCCGTGAGGCTGGCCCTTCGCGAAAGTGAGTGATTCCTCCTTCGAGCTCGTCGCGCGTGATGCGTCGCGAGCGAATGAGACACCCCCCGCAGCGCAGTGACAGTGCGCTGTCTGGGTCTGTTTCGACCCTCAAAGGAGCTCACATGACTAGTTCAGATATCGTCCTGCGCGCCATCCTGCTGTCGCCACTTGGCCCGACGCGTGCCTTCTACGCGTGGGAGAAGAAAACCAAGCCCAGCGTCGGACTCTATAACGCGGTTTACGAAAGCCTGTGGCGTCGTGGATACCGGGTATGACCGGCACCCCCGACTATCCGCTGTCCGAACAAATCGCAGACACCATCGCAGTTCACGGCCGCGAATGGGCAGCGCACTACTACATCATCCGTCGCCGCGTACCAGCGCACCAGTACATGTTGTTGACCTACTGGCTGAACTTCACTGATTGACTCGCACCTAGTGCCCCGTGACAGGGGGTACTGTGGGCTAGTTAGCCCTCAAGGAGATCTCACATGACCCAATGGTGCATCCTCGCTGAACTGTCAGACAAAGAAACTTGGGCGCAAATCACGGACCCGACGGGATCCCCACGCGAAGGACTAAGGTGGGATACGCGCGAAGCGGCCGAAAAGTGGCTGAAGCGAACCTACCCTGACGGCAAGCGATTCGACCTGTTCCATGGTTTGCAATCGCTGATGATCGCTGAAATCAAAAACTAAGCGTTCCATCCTGCGCAGCACGCTGCGCAGGCTAGAGCGTTTGCTCTATCAAGGAGAACTCACAATGAAACCGACAGGGTACGTAATCTATCGTGGCCCGTCTGTGTTAGACGGTGCGCCGATCGTGGTCATCCCGATTGTCAAATCGTCCAATCGCAAGACTGGCGACATGGTGCAGACCTACATCCTGCGCTCGGACATCGAACCGCACAAAGCAGTCAAGAGCGGCGAGGATTCGAGCATTTGCGGTGATTGCCGGCATCGCCCAAGCAAGGATGGCACATGCTATGTGCTCACCTTCCAAGGGCCGCTGGTGGTCTTTCGCACCATGCAGCGCGGCCGCTATCCCGATGCAACGCCCAGCGAGGTTGCACGGTTGATCGCGGGGCGGATGGTGCGGCTGGGCACCTATGGCGATCCCATGGCCGCGCCGTTCACTGTCTGGCAAGACCTCACCCTGCATGCGAGCGGTCGCACCGGCTACTCGCACCAATGGGATAACCCGGTCATCCCTGCGCGTCAATGGCGCGGAGTGATGGACCTCTGCATGGCCTCGGTGGACAACAACAACGAAGCTGTGCAGGCGCGCGATGCCGGCTTGCGCTACTTCAGGATTCGGCGCGCGGACGAGCCGGTAGGAAAGAAAGAATTCATCTGCCCGGCGTCGCATGAGGCCGGCAAGCGGCTGACCTGTTCGACCTGTGGCGCATGCAATGGCGGTTCGCGTGGCGCAAGTCCCGTGATCATCGCCCATGGATCGAAAGCTAGCGCCTTCTGACTGGCACCTTATGCGCAGGGAGCATGCACACGCTTCCTGCGCATAGTGGGCACGTCAGCCCATCAAGGAGACTCACAAATGAATGCCGAATATCAGCGTGATCGTTCGCTCGCTCGCAAGCGTGCGCTGGACGAGCTTGAGCAGTTGCTGTCCATCTGCCCGGAAAAGTACATCCGTGAAGAGGGGCTGCGCATCATCGAGAAGTGTGAAGACCAGCTTGCAGATATCTGCAAGCAGTACCTATGGCACAAGCGCGAGACTTTTCACCCGGGTTTGAACTAGTTCCGTCAGGGTAGCGTGCTATCCTGACTGGGCAACATTCGCCCATCAAGGAGAACTCACATGACAGACGCAATTACACGCACCAATGGCAGAGATGAATTCGCGGCCATTGAAGGCACGGACGTTTGGCACTTCAAGGGCCAGCGCCTCATCCGGGGCGCGCCGCTCGAGCAATGGCAGGTCGACGCCGGTACGGCGTGGACGGTGCAACGCGCCGTCGTGCGTTACTGCACGGATCGCGCCGGCACACTCGTCAGCATGCCCGACAAGCATGTGCTGCTGCGCTCGGACACCAAGGCGCCGCTGGGCATCGTGTCCGACGGCTACGAGGTCGTCCAGCCGCGCCAGATTCTTGAGACTCTCAAGAATGAGGCAACACGCGCGGGTTTCGAGTTGGAGACGGCCGGCACCTTGCACGGTGGGCGCATCATCTTTGCTACTGCGTCGGACGGCCAGCAGGCCGAGGTCGGCAAGGGCGACGTGATCCTGTCACGCACCTTGCTGAAGACCCATACCGATGGCAGCGGCGCGACAGAGGGCTACGAGACGGAGATCTGCGTGGTCTGCGCCAACACCCTGCGCGCCGCAATGGCGGGCAACAAGGCCAAGGCGCGCGTCACCCATCGCTCGAAGTACAACGTGAGCGACATGGCGCGCAAGCTCGGGCTGGTGCATGACGACGAGTTCGCAACCCGCGTGGACTCCTATCGTCGCCTTGCCGACAAGTCGCTGTCCGCGCAACGGGCAGAGCGCATCGTGTTCGACCTGCTCAAGCCTGCCAGCCTGGGCGAAACCGTAGTCGAGGTGGAGAAGGTGACTTCGAGCCTCGGGTTCCGCAAGGTGATGGACCTGTTCAACGGGGCAGGGCGGGGCGCGACGATGGACGGCCGCAAGGGCACTGCCTGGGGACTGCTGAACGCCTTCACGGAATACGCGGACCACCACGCACGCGCCGTCAACGATGACAACCGCACCGTCTCCGCATGGTTCGGTGCCGGCGACGCACTCAAGACCAAAGCGGCAGCGTACCTGCTCGCCGCCTAAAGTGGCACCTACAGGCCCGTGACAGGGGTCTGTGTGGGCACCTTTGCCCTTCAAGGAGACAGACATGTCATTCAAACCCGAGGTATCCACCGGCAGCGATCCCAAGTTCTACGGCAATGCCCTTCGGTTCGCGACCAAGGAGGAGGCTGAAGCATCGGCCTTTGACCTCGCGATGCGCTGGTTGGCGGTGCGGGAGTGGAGGGTGGTCGAGTCTGACGACCCGGTCAACTACGCCATCGTGGATGGCACGCTGGTGTCCATCGCGGGGGAGGGCAAGCAGGCATGACCCGTGTCGAATACGACAAGGTCGTAGCGCGGTGGAGCCATGAGGCCCACCGCATCTACATTGTCTACAGCGTGCGCTGGGGCAACTACCGGGTCGAGCTCTGGCTCGACGGCAAGCATGACGCAAGCGAGGACTACATCTCGCAGTCGCGCAAGGCTGCGTTTGCCCAGGCTGAATTACTGTGCGAAAGGATAACGAAATGAACAAGCAACGGCGTGAAGCCTTGGGCGCGCTGGCCGAGAGCCTGGACCAGATCCAATCCACCCTGGAGTCACTCAAGGACGAGGAGGCCGACTTCCTCGAAGCGATGCCGGAGAACCTGCAGCAAAGCCCCAAGGGTGAAGCTGCCCAGGCTGCTATCGATGCCATGGAGAATGCCCTGGGCAGCATCGGCGAGGCGCTGGATTACATCAACGAAGCGGTGGAGTAGGGCATGTACACCACAATGTGCGCTTCCTTCATGGTCGGCCTGCTTGGCCTCGGGTTGCTGGAGGATAAATTTCATCCCTTTACCCTTGGCACTGTCCTCATCATTGCCTCTATCGCTCCAACGCTTATTTGGCTGTATGCGCGCTCACCCGGATGTGCCATTGCATGGTGATCACAACGAATGCCCCGGCTGCGGGGCACTCTTCAACTCCCTTTGTGCCTTCGATAAACATCGCCGCGCCGGACGCTGTCTTACCCCGGATGAGATGCGTGCCAGGGGCATGGTGCAGCGTGGCCTGTGGTGGATCAGTGAAAGGAGAAAAGACATATGCCTGCCTTTTACGTGACGTTCGGCATCAATACGCCCCGGGCAGAGAAATACCAGCGCATCGAGGCACCTGACTATGCGGCCGCTCGTCGGCTGGTGATCCAGGCCTATGGCTCGGCCTGGGCGATGATTTATGATGAGAAGGGATTCAGGCCCTTGCCAAAACGCTACAACATCACCGCACTTGATCGCATCCTTCGCTGACTCCTTGATGGCCGCCCGTGAGCGGCCTTTTTTTTATATGTCCACCACGGGCCGCTCGCCCTCGTGGCCGCCCGCGCCATTGAGCACGCGGCTGTTCTCGTAGTGCATCCTGAGCCACTTGCGGTCGGCGTCGCTCGAAAAGTACTTGAACACCTCGTCGCGTACCTTGAACCACCGCTCCTCGTTGGGTAGCCGCGCCTGCCTGAGCTTGCGCGCATGCGGATGTTCGTAGACTTCGATGAATCCATGGTCGAGGAGGGCCTGTATCCAGCGGCAATGCTGCGTCTTGCGCTCGTCGGTGATCGCGCCGCGCAGGCAGGCCGGCCCCCGGAAGGTCAGGTCGTTGCGCGGGAGGATGCGCCGCTCGGGCTCGTCTGGGCGGTCGGTCGTGATGCGGTAGGCGAGGAAATTCATCAGTTCATCGCCAAACTCCGTCACCCCCGACGCGATGCGATAGAAGAATTCCTGCATGCGCGAGAGGTAGCCGCCAACGAAACGCACCGCGCGCTGCAAGTTCGGGTAACTGATCTCAACGGTTCGCATGATGCGCGCTTCGTGATCGCCCTCGGTTCGCGGCAGATCCCTCGCGGTGCAGTCGATCTCGCCGCCCTCGATGAAGTCGTAGGCCTGCAGGATCACGGCGCAGGTCATTACGCGCATGTCGTATTTGCGCCACCAGTTGATGAACCCCACCGGGGCCTTTTCCGTCACCAGATCGAGGTTCGCCTGCTCGCGGCGCGCTGTCCAGTCCAGCCATTTCTTGGCCGCCTCGGCGTTGAGAACGAAGCGCATGTCCCGAAAGCCTCGCAGCTTGAGCACGATGTGCCCCATCCGCTCGTCGGCGCCGGCTATGAGTCGCTCCTGGTCACGCTGCTGCGAGTGCGCGATGACGCTGATCGTATGGCGTGCCATCAGGCCGCTGTCGACCATCGCGTTGAAGCCGGCCCAGTTGGTGATCTTGTCGATCACGGTGGTCATGATGAGCGTGGCCAGCGCCTCGGGGATGCTGTACAGCTTGTTGACAAGCCGCTTGGAGAACATGCCGCCGTCGTAGGCGGCGCAGACGGCATTGCTCATCGCGTTGGCGGCGTTCTCCTTGTGGTGCAGCGCCGCGCCGTCGTAGAACTGCATCGCCTCTTCGCATGCCATCAGCAGGCGCTCGCCCCGGTTGTCGGCAATCTGCATGAACATGCCCTCAATGGAGGCGTTCTGCAGGAAACACATTGATGGGTAGCGCGCGCCGTTGGTGCCCGTGGTGACGTTGTTGGCCTGTGCGCGCATCGTCGCCTGCTGCCACGCGGCCTGATGTCTCGTGAGATCCTTGAACATCCCGCTCTTGGCTTCGCCCGACCGGCCCAGGATCAGGGAGAAATCGTTCGGATTTTTGAAGTTGTCGGGCTTGAGCGGGTTGGTGTTCATCTTCACCGACGAGTGCAGCAGCCCGGCGTGCATCGCCATGAAGGAGCATGCGTAGCAGCCCGGGTCGCCGCCCCACGAGGCGACGCAGTCCTGCACATAGTCCTCGAAGATCTGCGGCAGGTAGGCAGGCGCGTATTCGGGCGCTTCGCGAAAGGCATCCCTCGGGTCGATGACATCGAGCCCGCCGGGTGGCTCGACCCTTATGTCGGGTGTTCGGTAAAGGTGAAAAGGATTCCTGCCGTGGCCATTCAGCCCGCCTGTTTCTGTCATGGATGCCCCCATGGATCTTGGTCATTGTCCGACGGATCGGCGTACGCGTTCGTCTATCCACTCATCGAAGTCGCTGGCAAAGCGTCGTGCGCAATGCGCGTGCATGCACTTGAAAAAGCCCTGCCCGCCATTGAGCTCGCTGGGCGGGAAGTACGTCGTTTCGCTCGGGTTGCTCTTGCTCGTGTGCTGGTCCGCCCAGGGGCACGGGATGTTGAAGCCCCCGTCGTCACGCTGCGGGTAGCAGTGGGCGACGATGGCCGCCGTCATCGCGGCGCGCGTGCGTACGCTGCCGTCCCATCCCGAGTGCTCGCGCCGGGGCTCGGCCGGGAACGCTGCCAGGATCTCTGCGGCGCTGTAACGCCGCCCCGTGTACTCGAGCAGCCTGACCTCGACCGGCTCACCCTTGGTATGCAGGAACCCCGGCACGCGCATCTCGCGCGACAGGTCGCAGACCGAGGGGTCGCTGCCGAGTGCCGCTGCGATGGCGCGCTGCACCGGCTCGAACTGCTCCAGCGGCAGGTCGTCCACCAGCCAGTAGATGTGGAATTTGTTGGGCGAGGTGCCCACCAGCAGCGAAGGCTCAAGCGGCAGCGGCCAGGACGGCCCGGCCTGCACGTTGTCCCAGTCTGCGAACACGGCCCGCACCCGGTGCACCTGGGTGGCCTTGCGCCGCGCGATGCCGTGTTCATCGACCACCTTGGTGATCGCGTTGACGCAGGTGAAAATGCCGAAGCCCTGCCCGTTGCGCGCGACCAGATCCAGCAGGATCTCGTCTACACGGCCGTAGGCCTGGATGCGCCGCCCGTCGGGGTGCAGCCCGGCCCAGTAGAACTCGTGATGTTCGACGTCAGGCTCGAGCAGCGTAAGGTAGGTGGTCAGATGCTCGATGTTCATTGGTTTCCTCGGTGGGTTGAAGTATAGGCGAGGTTTCCTACTTGGACACCTTGACTCCATCAGGAAACCGCCTACACTCAGGACTCCAGTCACAAGTCACGAAGGAGCAAGTCATGAAGCCCAAGGATGTCGAGAAGATCCTCGCTGAGTACCAGAACGTGCACCATGCACGCATGTTGCTGGACGAGGAGTCCAAAAAGCTCAAGGTAGATGAAGATGCCTTGCTGGACAAGCTCACCGCCGGCAAGGTCGAGTCCGGCACCTATGGCGCCTATCGTCTCACCGTGAACCGCAAGTCCGTGCCGCGCTGCACCGACTGGTCGAACTTCTACGCCTACATCAGGCAGAACAACTCGTTCGACATGCTGCACAAGCGCCTCACCGAGTCGGCCGTGATGGCTCGTGTCGAGGCCGGCGAATACGTGCCCGGCTTGATGTTCGATGACAAGTACACCTACAAGGTGGTTTCATGATCGTCACCTACGACCCCGCCTGCGATGCCTTCTGGACCCAGGCCGCAGGCATCTATCGTCACTCGAGGGTCTGGCACAACGAGCCTGTCGCCTATTCGGGCACGTATCAGGTCATTGCCAAGCAGGTTGAAGTGCTCGACTTCTTCTGCGACCGCAGGGAGTTCGGCTCGTCGGGTTGGAATCATCGCTTCGCCGTGGTCGATGACTTCGGCAACCTCGTGAGGGTGAAATAGTATGGCCCCCCTGATTCCAATGCATGTACTGGAGACTGCGAAGTATCTTCGCACTACCTCCTTCTGGAATCCACGAGACGGCCAATACGCTCACTGGCGTGCCATTTGTAGGGCGAGGATTGCGCGGGAAAAAGAAGTGGCGGCTCGGGCACGGGCGCGCACGCTGCAACGTCAAAAAGAGAAGGAAACTGTTGAACAACTAGAGTATGAAAAATGGCTTGCACGAAACTTTCATCTCCCCCCGGAAAAGGCGGGGATGAAGAACTACAGGTATTCGCGGTCTGCCACCCTCCAGCATGAGAAGCGGTTGATACAAGCAGAGTGCTTGCAAAGAGAACTGAAGAAACTTATCAAGGAGAAAAATGATGAGAACCATAGAACTTTGCGCCGTGCTTGCACAGGCAATCAATCAGGTGAAGAACAACGAAATGGACTGTACCAAGGCCCAGACATTACTGGGATTGGCTAACGCGATGACTCGTGTTCGACGCCTTCAATTGGATTACAACCGGCTTAAGACTCCTACCTCGTTGCGTGTTGATGGTCTGGAAGAGTAACTGAAAGGTCAATATGTCCAAGGAACAATCCAGCACTGCACTGGTCAATCTGCGCGAGAAGCTTGCCGCCCTGGTCGCCCAGACCAAAAAGGCTGAAAGTCCCTCCGGGGGCTACATCTCGCTTGCGACAGGACGCATGAGCATCGCGGGCACGCCCCTGCCGCACGACATGCTTCACGCCATCGTGATCGACTATCGACAGGATCGTCAGTTCTTCGAGTCGGCCTACGTACGCGGCGAGGCGCAGGCCCCGGCCTGCGGTGCCGTGGTGGCACCCAACGATGTATCCACGCCGTGGCGCAGGCCGTTCGAGGGCGAGGACGTCTCCAAACTGGCGCACTACGACAAGGAGCTCGGGCTGGTCACCGACGTCTCCAAGCCCCAGGTGCCGGCTGGCATGACCTGCGACTCTTGCAAGATGGCCGAATGGGGCAGCGCCGCGCTCATCAGGGGCAAGGCCCCGGACTCGAGGGGCATCGCCTGCCGTGGGTCGCGTCGGTTGCACATCATGCCGGCCGACCAGTGCACGACGCCGGGCGATGTCGAGCGTGCGCCCTTCATGACGATGATCCCACCGCCATCCAGTCTGGAGAACTTCAAGGCTTTCGCCAATCAGGTCGTGCACGTGCTCAACAAGCCGATTTTCGGCGTCGTGGTCGAGATCAGCGTCAAGCCGCACGACAAGTACCAGTTCATGGTGCATTACAAGGTGCTGGACGAGATCACCGACGAGGGCATCATGTTCGCCCTGCTGCAGCGCCACGAGCAGATCGCCGCCAAGCAGATCAGCCTGCCCAAGCTGAACGACGATGCCGCCACCAAGGACGCGCGGGGCAGCCGTTTCTGAAGGAGAAGTCATGGACGACATCAATTACCTGATCAATGCAGCTTCGGCCGTCGTCGCGCACGGCATGGACCTGCTGAAGATCGGCCCTCATGGGGCCTACATGGTCATCATCGCCGACGGCTCGAAGGTCTACATCGGCACCGATGTCGACCAGGGCCAGTTCAAGGAGTTCGTAACCTGGGCCACCGAGAACGTGGACGACCTCCACACACTGCCAAGTGGGACGACGCAATGAGCACCGTCAAGGATTGGTGGAGTACTTTTGAAAAACTTGTACTCCAACCAAATGCAAGCAAGATCCAACGCGAAGAAATGCGACGCTCTTTTTATGCCGGCTTCTATTCCTGCATAGAAACCAGCGCGGAAATAGCCAACATATGCGGTGACGATGATGAACAAGGTGCAGCCGCGATGGATGCTTTGCGTAACGAATGTCTTGCTTTTGCTAGAGGAGGGCAAATGCAATGATCTGCGTTGATTTCGAGACGCGGCCCGTCATCGCGGGCTCCGGTCTTGCACCGGAGCCTGTCGGGGTTGCCATCGGCAACGTCTACTGGTCCTGGGGCCACCCAGGCTACAACCCGCATACCTGGGACGATGCGCGGCGTGCGCTGCTGGCGGTCTGGGGTCAGCCGCTGGTGTTCCACAACTGCAAGTTCGACATCGCAGTCGCCATCGAGCACATGGGCCTGCCCTGGCCCAGGCACTACGACGACACGCTGTTCCAGTCCTACCTGATCGA